GTTCTGATGGTCGACAGATCATCCGTGAAACTTTTAGAGAATTCCAATTTGGCATGAAAACTCCCTTCATAATACACCGTTTTACTCCATGTAAGTACGTAATACCAACTGCCGAAGAGGCAAAGTTGAAGTTAAGTCAAACCATAGAGGTAAAAAGTGTAGTTGATCTGGAAACAATGCACATCACTGAGGAAGAAAGTATTTTATCAGTAGCTGGATACGCAACTAATGTTCATTATCGCACTGATGGAAAGCTGGAATCGAATTACTTCGTTAATCGGAGTGTATTTCGTCAACTGAAAAGTTATGTGTATGGTTCGCCAAGAGAAATGGTTCAATATCAAGAACTGGCAGGAAGAGCTAGACAAGCCTACAATGCTGTCGATGAAGATGGCAAAATGTATACGCCAGAAGATATTTTATTTACAGCCGCGTTAGCGTTTAAAATCACCGCCGATTTCGATGCAACTCAAATGGAGAAGGCATTGTCCCATCAAGGTGTCGAACGGGTTAATGCATTACACCGAGACGTAAATTTTCGTTGGGTGGACCCCTCAGTCGTACTGATGAGCGTCACTTTTATGTGCGTTATTCAATTGATTGCATGGGTCTTCCCCTTAATGGATATTTTACTCGGGGATTTGCTTTACCTAGTTACACTAGTAAGATGGATTGCCCTCCTGCCGATAGTCGTGCCGTCATTACAAGGAGTAATGACTTTGATATGCCTGACAAGAACTGTTTATTCCCCTTTACCATTGTCGTTCCATACATCCCCCCTTTCATATGTACTCCTAACCTCAGCAATGCTATGGTTGCTCTCAGGACTCGTATTTGCGCTGCAGTCAATATTGCTGCTGATGCTTGGGACTCAGTTCTCTGGGTCCATCGAGCTATATGGCCTCTATTTTATCCGAGTGTCCGTCGTATCACTTTTGATGCCTGGAACAAGAGATATAGTTTGGCAAAGCGTAAGACGAATGAGAGGGCTAAGCAATCGCTCCGTTTTCAACCCAGAGAATCTTCAGATGGGGCCTTGGCTGCCTTCATTAAAGTTGAACGTCTCTGTAAACTCACTTTTAACACCCCTGATGTATATGGTTCTAGCTTTACTCATTTTAAACCTCGTGTCATTGCCGGCCCAAGTAGCCGCCACAAATGCTTTACCGCCCCCATTATGTGGGCATGGTCAAAGTTCTTGGCAACAATCTGGGACGGTTCCGGACCAGTGCGTCGATCCGATCACTGGGAAATGGCAGGCAACCTCCTCTACACCTCTGGTCGAACAGGAGAATATGTTGGTCGGAAATTGGATAAATGGATTGAAGAATTGGTACCAGCAGACAACGAAATCCGAGTATACATTGAAACCGATTTCAGTTCGTATGACTGCACTCAAGAGAAATCTGCACTACTTAATGAGCAACGTTTCTTTGCACAACACCCTGACTTCTCCAGGGACAAGCATGTTTGGGACACGGATCTCGAACCAATGTTTGGACGAATTGGAGGAAGATGGGCAAAAGGTAGAGAACTGCGAATCAAGGGTCACAAATTCTCTTGTGGAACTCCTAAAAGGCGTTCGGGCGGTGGTAACACGAGCTGCGGAAACAGTGTCAACACAGGAACATATGTCGCATCAGTTCTCATTCCATTCTGTAAACATAGATGGCGTGCGGCTGTACTTGGCGACGACAATGTCGCAATTGCAATTATTCCTAAATCTTCGATTAGTCAACTTGAGATTGCCTTTCTTCAAAGAGCAAACTCATTGGGCATCAAAGCTAAACTTGTTATCTCTCAATCCCTCTGTAACGTTACTTTCTGCAGTGGAGCCTTTTGGCCTACAAAAGAAGGTTCAGTCCTTGGGCCGTTACCTGGAAGAGTGTTATGCAAGCATGGCTGGGCCAACCGACACCCTAAGTACCTTGCGAAAGCAGTTGGGAAAGTGGATGGATGGTCAGTCGCTGCGAGAGCCCATGCACTTGGAATGCAATATTTGTCAAACCATGTACCCCTCTTATCTCAGTATTGTGAACAGATCCTCAGCGTTGTTCCAAAAGTACGGGTTGATCCGGTCAAATTTGACTGGACAAGCCTGGAACGGAAACACGACTTGGATCCAAAGGGAATTTCTTTCTTTCTTAAACGTTACAATTTATCAATTGCCGAATATGAAACCATCAAAACATATATTAGGAGTGTCAAACAAATTCCTGCCGCGATTTCCCCACCAGCATTGGTCAAAGTTTATATGGTCGATTGCAACTAGTTTAGCTGGCCAGCCTGAATACAGCAATCTCTCCCCATCTATTAAAATGCCTAGCATTACGCAACTTCAATCTGAATGGAAATCTCAAGGATTTTCCGCCAAGAAAATCGCAAAATTGACAAGAAAACACGAAGGTAAAATGCCCATCCAAAAAAAAACAAAAAACTAAATTTAAAATGGAGCATAGTGCCGAAATTGTTTTCGATGTCTTGCAGGATAAAGGCCAAGTCCAAATGTCTGCCGTACTCGATGCTAAAATCGTCCCTCGCCTTACTCGTATGGCTCGGAATTACGATAAGTATCGTTTGGCTAATGTGGACTTTCAATGGATTCCGTCAATCGGTTCTTTAACCGGTGGAAACGTGGCCATGTATCTTGAAAAAGATTTGACAACTACTGATCTGCCTACAAGTGTTCAGGATGTTATGGCGCAAGCTAATGCCGTTATGGCCCTTGCTCGTCAGAATAAACACATGTCTGTAAGTACTGGAGGATGGCGTTTCACCAAAGATCAACCACAACCTTCTGCATCTGCATATGGAATCTTGGATTTCGTTGCCGAAGTGCCGTTGAGTGAAGT